GAGCCAGGAGCAGCCAGAGCATCAGGCTCCGGCCTGCGCGGTCTTGAAGGCCAGGGCCTTCTCCCGCCGCTTGGCGATGTCGGCCTCCAGCCGCTCGCGCTCGGCCTTGGCCTCCTGCCACGCCTGCTCGGTCTCGGCGTCCAGGCCCTTCTCGCAGTTGAACTGCACCTTCGGGGCCGTGTCCTCGGCCCAGGCCCGGAGCACCGTGTGGACCACATCCCGGGGCCGGACCTGGTGGTCCTCGGCCACCTGCCAGAGCGTGGCCACCACCAGCGGATCCGAGGCCCCCAGCGAGGTCTCGCGGATGATCCCGGCCCGACGCTCCTTGATCTCCAGCATCTCGCGCACGCTGTCCATCGCCCCGTCCAGGGCGGCCAGTTCGCCCTGGTCCAGCCGGACGTGACGCTGCACGTTGTCGTCGTACAGGACGGAGATCGGCCTGATCGCGGGCACGGTGGCCGCGGGAGTGGTGGAGGCGTCGGAGTGGGCGGGCTGGGTCTGGGTGGCGTCGGTCATGGACATACGGTACAGGCCGCGCCCCCCGCGCGCAAGGTCGTACCGGCTACATCCGAGCTGCCAGGAATGTACGGCAATTGCCGTGATACGGGGGGATCACGATCCCGGCCCGGGACAGCGCCGCCGCCGGGTCTGGCTGGTCCACCAGTTCCTGCACCTGCGACAGCGACGGCCAGGGAGCCACCTGCCGGAGCCCGTCCGGGTCCACGCCCAGCACCTGGTCCCGTTGCTCCACCGCCATCTGGACCTGGTAGACCGTGCCGTTGAGCTCCCGGCAGATCTCGCTGGTGCGCCCGTCCATGACCGCGATGACCTCGACCTCCAGGATCCGCCCCTGGACGAAGCTCTCCACGCCCCCGAAGTTCCTGGCCCGGGTGATCGCGTTGGTCGCCAGCATCTCCCAGTAGGCCCGCGACCGCTGGTAGTGCCGGCCCAGCAGGTCCTGGAACATGTCGGCAGTGGCGTCCACCCCCAGCCCGGCTTCGAGCCCCACCTCCCGGGCCGCCGAGCGGATCCACTCGCTGGTCTTCAGGTCGTAGTGGCGGCCGATCCAGAAGGGCGTCTCCTTGCCCAGCCAGTCCACGGCCTCCTGGTCCTTGAGCCCCCACGTCACGTCCACGGCCAGCTGCCGGGCCACGCCCTGGCGCTCCAGCCGGTAGCCCTGCTCGGTCTTGTCCTCCAGCGCCCGCCGATCGTCCAGGGTCAGGTCCACGCCCTCGCCCAGGGTGATCAGCTGGTCCACCAGCGCGGCCGAGCGGTCGCCAGGCACCACCTCCGGCATCAGCTCCAGGGCCGCGCTCAGCAGGTCCTCGGCCGGGCGCCCGAACTGCTCCTGGTAGACCCGCTCCAGCACCGCCACCATGTCCAGTTCGAGCTGGTCGATGGCCGCGGACTTCCGCAGCTCCACCAGCACGCCGTTGGCGGATCGGGCCAGGGATTCGAGCAGGGCGCGATCGAGCCGCACCGGCTACAGCGCCCAGATGATGAGTGCGACGAAGGCCAGCCACCACACCCCGTCGCCTACCGCCTGGGCCAGCGCGAGCATGACGTCGCCGGGCTCGGGGCACGTGCGGCCGTGGTCGAGGCCACAGGACGGGCACTCCTCGCCGGGGAAGTGGGTCAGCATCCGCTGGACCATCAGGGAGTCCCCCGGAAGTCGCGCACCAGGTCCCGCAGGTGCTGGCTGGCCCGGAGCAGGTCCTGCTCGGTGGGCGGGCCGGGGCTGGCGTCGGCCGCGTCCAGGATCGTCCGAGGGCTGACGCCGAGGGCGTTGGCCGCCCTCTTCGCCGCTGCCACTCGGACGGGGTGGTGGCGCTGGGTCGGCACCCGCTCCCCGTCCTCGTCCCGGCCGGTGGACTGGCCCTGGTCACCGGTGGGGCCACCCTGCTGGGCGCCCTCCTCGGCCGGCGGTGCCTGCTGGGGCTGCCCGAACCCGCCCTGGAGGTCTTCCGGGTCGGTCACGCCCCGGTCGAACATACCTGGCGGCACCTGCGCCCACTTCTCCGGGATCGGGGGCAGGTCGTGCCGCAGCCGCCTGGACAGCACGGCCCGCAGCTCGTTGATGCTCATGGCGTGGCCGCTGATCGCCCGGTCCAGCAGCTCGGGCAGGTCCTCGTCGCCGATGCCTGGCGTGGCGTTGGTCTCGACCCGCCACCAGCGGATACCCCAGGCCGGGAGCAGCACCCGATCGAACAGCAGCCCGTCCTCGCCCCGGCGCTCCGGGCAGTAGACCATCTCCTCGTCGTGGTCCTCGCCCGCGTTGGCGCTGGCCCGGTTCAGGTCCGGGAGCTCGCCCGTGGCCATCCTGGACAGGCGGTAGCTGGCCCGGATCTTGTCTCGGTTGTTCTGGTCGTACTCCTGGAACAGCCCGTCCTTGTCGATCACCCGGTCCAGGGGAACGATCTCGATCTTGACGCTGGGCGTGCCACCAACCCCGGCATAGGCGCTGGCGCCCTTGATCGGCTCGGCCTCGATCACCAGCGGGGCGCTCTTGTAGTCGGACGCACCCTCAAACAACTCGCGGACCTTCTTGACCGCGGCAGGGACCAGGGTTCCACCTGACACCAGCACAGCCATCGGCGGGATCGGGTTGATGAACCGGCTCAGGTTCAGTTCGTTGGCGAAGATCGAGCCAGAGATCTCGTCCACCACCCCGGCATGGCGGGGGATCGGGTAGGTCCCGTCCAGGCTCAGCACGTCCATCCGCAGGAACTCGTTGGCCGGCCGGGTGTCGTCCTTGCTGGCCTGGAGCGCGGCCTCGTCCGGGTAGATCGTCCCGGTCCGGTTGCCGATGATGCGCGGGTCCCCGTACTCCTTGAGGTACTGCCGCCGGCTGTGGTCGTAGCGGGTGAGGAACACGTAGCGGCGGAACTTCCGGGGCACCTGGCGGGTCACCCACTGGAGCCGGGCCGAGTCGAACACCGGCTGGTCCCACATGACCACCTGCGGGTCCACCGGGCACATGCGGATCAGGTGCGGGAACACCGGCTCCAGCATGGACGGCCGGCCCTCCTGGTCCCGGATGACCTCGAAGCCCGCGAAGCCCACGGCCTCCATGCGGATCCGGTTGGCCTCCCGCAGCTGCTCCAGGCTCAGCGTGTGGTGCAGGTTCGCCAGCTGCTCCAGCAGCTCCAGCTTCTCGGCCTTGATCTCCTCCTCGTGCTGCTGCAGCCGCGGATCGTCCTGGTCGGTGATCCTGGGGACGAGCCGGATCCCGTTGCCGCTGATGCCCCGGGCGTACGCGGTCATGCACGGGAGCAGGATGTTGCTGTGCAGCGGGAGCCTGGCCCACCACTCCAGGGGCGTGTCCGGGGGGATCGGGTCCAGCAGCGGGTTGCTGCCCGCCCCGTAGTGGCTGGCGAACGGGTCGTCCTGCTGCTGGGACTGCTCGCCCTCCATGATCGAGCCCAGGGCCTTGAGCGCCATGTGGAGGCGGCCCTTGCGGATGGCGATCGCGCGCTCGGTGTCCCGGTCCTCCGGGCGGAGGGGGATCACCTGGGTCACGCCCTCCTCGACCGTCGCCATCTCCAGGGTCGGCCCGCCTGGGAGCCGGACCTGGGCCTGTGCCTGCTCGTCGGTGCTCATGCCGGCAGGGTACCACCGGGCCGGCGGGGGGCGGGGGCTACAACTCCGGCCGGTGCCTGCTCGGCCGCTTCCTGCGGCGTGGCTGGGGCTTGGCGGGCCGGCCGTCGCCGTTGGTGGGGCGCCCGGGCTCGGTCTTGGCGGCCCAGGCCTGCGCCCGCTTCTGCCGGCCCTGCTGGATCTCGATCCACTGGGTGATCAGCGAGTGCCCGATCCACAGGGCCATCAACAGGTCGTCGTGCGGCTCCACCCCCAGCCCCCGGGCCTCGGTGACCAGCACGTCGATGAGCTCCCGCCCCAGGTCGTTGGTCTGGTCCTGGCTGTAGGGCAGCACCAGGCGCCCGCTCGTGGGGTCGCCGTCTCGGGTCTCCAGCAGGGCCGCCAACGCGGGCACGCCCTTGAACGGGTCCCGCTTGTTGCTGCCCGTGTAGTGGCCGTGGATCGGCAGGTCGGTGTCGCGGCGCAGGTGCGCGATGTGCATGGCCTGGAAGGCGTTGCGCTCGATCGCGATCTCCTGCGGCATCCACAGCTCGGCCGAGAGCTTGACCGCCTCCTCCTTCTGGCCCTCGCTGATCCACCGGGCTCGGAAGATGTCCAGGATCACCCGCTGGCCGGTCTCCCAGTTCAGCCCCCAGGTCAGGCCCACCGTGTAGTCGTTGTCCCGTTCGAGGAGCTTCCCCTCCTCGTCCACCAGCGACATGTCCCAGGACTGGAAGATCAGCAGGCGCTCCCGCTCGGGCATGCCGGGCCGCCACCACGGGGCGGTCAGCCACTTCTCCAGGCCGGGCGGCAGGTCTGCTCGCCCCTGGTGGCCGGTCCTCTCCACGCGCTGGCGGTCGAAGCGCAGGGTCCTGCACAGGGCGAGCCGGCGGCCCTTGGCCTTGGCCCGGTCCCACCACGGGCCGGGGAACATGGCGTTGGTGTCGTCCACCACCTGCTGCTGCTGCTCGCGCATGAAGTACCAGGAGCCGGTGACGGCCCGCACGTCCTCGTACTTCCTCAGCAGCCGCTCGACGTTCCACTTCTCCGGCCAGAGCACGACCGCGCCAGGAGCGATGTGATCGAAGCCCTCGATCCGGTTCACCCAGCCCCGGGTCGGGTCCTCCGGGTCCACGGGCTCCCGCCGGGTGCGCAGCCGCCACTGGGTTTCGTCCCTGGTTTTGGTCCCGCCGGGCCAGCGCATGAACGCCCGGTCGATGAAGACCCGCCAACTGGGGTTCCGCTCCGTCCTGGCATACCAGTCGTCGGCGTGCTTGCGGGTCCCGATCGCGCTGGCGGTCCCGTCCTCCTCCAGCAGCTCCATCGCGTTGGCGATGTCCTCCCGGCCCTTCGCCCGCTGCTCGCTGGTGTTGACCGACTGCCGATCCTCCACGTCGTCGAACACCGCGTGGTCGAAGCGCCCGCCCGTGATCGCGCCCTCGACAGACACGGCCTCCACAGTCGGGTCCGAGAGCTTGAGCCCGTCGTGGTTGCGCTGGCAGTAGATCTGGCTGTCGTTCCAGGGCCTACCCCGGACCCGGAACGGGCCGAAGTCGTCCAGCAGCTCTTGGCGGTGCTCCAGGGTCTGACGGACGGCCTGGAGCCGCTTGCGCGCGTTCTTCCCGCCCCTGGTCATGGACAGGATGCGGATGTTGGCCGGGACCCAGGACACCAACCCAGGCTGGGGCACGCCACCTGGGCCGATGCACGTGCTGGACATGGCGATGCGCCACAGGATGTCCGTGTAGTTCAGGGCCAGGGACTTCCCGTGGTCCCGGGGCGCCTCGATCATGGTCCGGCGGTGCTGGTGGGCTCGCTCCAGCCACCGGAGCTGACAGTCCGGGGTGTAGAGCCCCAGGTGCCAGGCCATGAAGAACTTGATCGACCTGGCGGCCATCCACCGGCGGCCGGACCGGCTCTCCAGCAGCACCTCCCACAGCTTCCGCTTGGGGACCTGGAGGGGCTGGGCGTCGAGCTCCCCGGCCGGGATGTGCAGCAGGCCCCCGCGGGTTCGGCCGAAGGTCGGGGCCAGCAACTCGGCCAGCCGCCGGGCCTCCTGTCGTGCCACCCGCTGCGGATCCTGGTTGGCCGGGGCCTGCTCCAGGGGGTCGGGCGGCTGCTGGCTGGCGGGCTCGTTCACGATGCCTCGCTGATGACCGGTGGGTCACCCTGGCAGGCATCGCACCATCGGGCGCCCCTGATCGCGCCACCGCCTGACTGATCGGGTACGGGCACCCAGCGCCGAGCCTGCCCGCAGCCGCATGGAGTCGGCGTGCCAGGCCGCGCAACACCGTCATCAGCCTGGGCCAGCACCGGCGGCATGGCCGGCACCTCGGCCTCCAGCCGCTTGACCTCCTCGGCGAAGCGCTGCCGCCTCGTGGCCCGGAAGTCTAGGGTGGTCTGGTTGCTCATGCCTACAACGATACAGGTCGGTCGCGGGGTGCCGATACAGCCCTACTGGCGGCCGGTCATTTTCCGGCCT